TTGTATGTAAGCGTCTCTGTTAGAAGGGTCTTCCGTGACGCCCTCGGACTTGAATCCTTCTATCGTATAGGAAATCTGGCGGGGAGCAGCTTCTTCATATTCCCAATCAACGCTTTCTACAATAAAACCACTCCCAAGCACATCTTCATCTTCATCAAAAGCAACGTCTTCTGTAAGCGGATTTATTGCGTCATATTCTGTTCTTCCCCTCATGGAATCAGTCAAGACATAACCGATTCCCGGGTTAGGAACGCAAAGGCTTTCTAATTCTATAATGTAATCTGCAAGGGCATCCTGTTTGGTATAGATGGTGGGACTTCTATTTACGTTGTACTCTTTCCCTTGCCTATCTTGGAGGACGCGATTGCTCGTCGCTATGCCCGTAAAACTAATGTCTTCTCCGGCAAAGAATCCCGTTAAAAATGCTTCATCTGAGCCGAAGAAAGGAATTGGTTGAACGTTGAGTTCTGCAGACCCCTCGGAACGAGATTCTTGGCCCGCGTACACAGGGAACCCTTCTCCCCAACTCGTATCAGTGCTCTTCAACGGGCCATAGATGTAAACCTTAGGGTCCAAGTTAGCCATTTAGAATGCCTCGTTTAAGACCTCTGCAATGGCTGCCATCATAACTTCCTTGTCTCGTTCTACCATAGTTTCCATGTTTTCTAAGTACGCATAAACGTTGCGAAAGGCAACTTCGTCGGGGTCTAACCCTCTGTAGATAAGCTCCGCACTTATCTTCCGGAGTTGCTCTTCATTCTCTCCCGCAGTGATGAGTTTCCCATGTCCGTGTCGCCCACGGTGTTAAGAGCGTTAACTCGCTCGAAGAGATACTCGCCAATAGCCGTCGGATACTCTGCTGGGTCATCAGGTGCCTCTGGCGGAGTGGACGCAATAGACCGTCGGAGGACTTCAATCTGATAGAATCCCTGTTTGGGAGCACCAGTCATGTTCTGACTCTGAACGTCGACCTCGAACGACTGTTCCATGACGTCGTCGCTAATTTGCTGTACCTGACCGAAGGTAAGCTCCTGTAGCTGGAATTCTGCTCCTTCCCAATCCTGGATTGCTCTCTTGAGTGTCTTTGCTTCCCCGGAAATCTCTACCCTTTCAGATTCAAGCTCATCGAACTCATCTTCAAGGCTGGCAGGAATAGAATCCCCACCTTCCTCATAGTCCTGAGCCTCTGAAACAATCTCCTCCTGACGCTCGGAGATTTCGGGCAGTCTTTCGTTCTCAACTTCTTCAACGCGCTCCTGTAGATTTACCGTCTTCGTAACCATTGCTTTAAAGTGTTGTTAGTCGTTTATAGTGCTGAATCGTTACTGTGCTCTGCTACTGCGGTGCACCGTGTAACGAGTCGGTCGATGTCGCCTTCGATGTCTGCTGTCGGGTCACCTACGTTGTTTCTGCTGTAGGTGTCAAGGAATGTACCCGCCATAGTGAACGTGAGTGCGTTCTTATCGCTCCCAGAAGCCCCATTATCGAACTCAAGTTCTGCCTTAACAGCAGCATCGTCCATATTGGGGTCATCCGGAGTCGTGGATGAGGACGAGCCATACATTCTCTGAACGTCAGACGCAGCATCGTCTGAATTGTTCCGAACGATGTCGCTGTAAGACAGAGACGGTTCGAGAGCCTTCGGGCTGAAGTCGACGCCGAGCCGTGTTCCAAGCTCGTAAATCATATCGACGTTGCCTTCGAGAGTTAGGGAAGCGTCCTGGACGCGGAGGCGCTTCGTTACGTCGCCGTCTCCATTCTGGTCAACGTAAAGATTTGCCTCACCGAAGTGCATCGGACGCTCTGGGTTCGATGGCTGGGTGTACGTAGTGAAGGGAGGCGAGGACGCTGCTTCAACATCCTTGATAAGTTCCTCATCAGCATATGCTCCACTGAGGGACACAGATACCGTGTCCTCTACACCGACGCTGATTTCAGCGGATGTAGCAACACATCCCTTGTAAAGTCGGTGATTCTTTGTCCCATCAGGGAATTCCGTCTGCTGGATAAGAACCATCGGCGCCGGGAACTTACCATCGTACGTGTAAGTGTACGGAGCGCTCGTCTCTTCTCCGGATGTTGCATCCCCGTAAACGGCCTTAATCCACCACGGGTTTGTGAGCGTGAAATCCACAGACCAAGAGCCTGCGAACTGCTGCTCGATAATATATTCTGCCTGTCTGTTCATCGGGTTGAACTGGCGTACAGCGTTGTTGGAACCTTCGTTGGTTCCCATTGTGACGTTAGACCCGAAGGTCTTATTCGTACTATCTGTAATTTCGCTATAGTCGCCGGGGGTTGTAGAATCCTGCATTAGGAAACTATCTTCCCAGCGGTATACTAAGCCAGTGTCTTTTCCTGTAAGTGCCATGTATCTTAGTTACCTTTTAGTTGTCTTCATCGTTGGAGCTTTCGGACTCTGACGAATCCTCAAAGCCTTCGTCGTCATCTCCCGTAATCTCCGTATCTTCAAGCATTGCATTGACTTCTCGTCCTACCACGCTCTTATTGCGAGACCACCACTCGTTGAGGTCTGCAACGCTAGCGCGAGGAACATGAGAGTCAAGAAGCTCACTAAGCTCGTCTCGGTTGCGTTGAATCCACGCCGGGCGGACCTCTTCGGCGTCGATTGCGTTTCTCAGTCTTCTTGCGTCCATTTGGAAACGTCTGTCTAAATTGTGTTCCTCGACATATTTAAAATGTACCTACTAATTAAACGTTTTCATTAGCAGTCGTTTCCGACATTAATATTACTGGCAATCTGAACCATCCTCAGTTCCCACTGACCTCTCCAGATACCAGCGCCCGTTTGGGATTGTAAGTCATCGAAGGTTGATGCAATTAGCATATCCCACTCCTGGAATCCCTTACGGTGAACGTCCATTATGCGTTTTGTCTCTCCAGCGAGACCTCCATATGACTCTCCAACATTTCCTTCGTTGGTGCCATCGCTCTGTCTTTCTCCCAGTAGACGTTCACGACTATGGGAAGTATATATGTCCAGAGCAACAATCGTTTCAATCCTCTCCTCAGTCCAACCAAGAGAACGGGGTTCGATTACGGGCTTTCCTCCATCAATAACGAAGATGTAGTCCCCGTCTTGGAGGTTCACACGACGTCTATCGGTATCCTTCTCTCTCAGGATATAGGGTTGAGGAACATTGTTGATGCGACCATCAACGGCATCTGCTTCACTCTCCCAATTATCTTCGAGCAGTTGTTCTACCGCTTGAATTGCTGTCATGTATTATCTCCAATTACTCTTGAATTCTCTCCACATTTGACCTATGGTTAACATGCGAGCCTTGTGCATGAATCGTAGGGCAGGAATGCGTAGAGGACCATCGTCCCTCCAATACTTTCCTGGAACCGTCTGATTTACTTTCCTGATATTCTCATCGGACCAGGAAAACGCATAATCAGACGTATTCATAGTAGTCAAGGACGCTGTTAATGCTCCGTATTCGTGGAATGGAGCTGCCGGGTGAGCAACGTGGAACTTGTACTCGTCTCCATCTCGGTATGTATCCGTGACTTCATCTAACAAAGGCTGGAGTTTTTCGTTGTCAGTACGCTTCATCAGCCTAAGTACACGTTCCGTGTTTTCTTTGTACATCTCAATTCCAACTTCTCCGACGAATTCTTCTTCGTCTTTGAATCCATCGAGGATTTCCGCTTCTACATCCTCTTCAAAATCCAGATGTGCCAAAGGTTTTCACCTCGTTGCGTCTATCTAAGATTTGTTCTGCTTCCTCTCGGAAGGCATCAGCAGAGCCGGATGGTTTTGGAGCGCCATCATTTCCAGGGACCGTCATACCGTATTGGTCGCTCCGGAGCAGGTCTGCTGCTACTAACTTAGCACAGGCTTGCTTAATGTCGTGGGGGATAGAGTTTTCATCATTGTCCCAGTTGCCGTGACCATAGGTATACGAGACCTTGATACCCTTCGTTCGTGGGAATACAAGACGTCGGTAGATGTAGAGAATACCATTAGGGCCATCAACCCAGTAATCTCCATCTCGTCCCTGCTGGAACGATGGCTGGGACACCAGGTTTTGATAACCGCTCCCTCGCCAGATTTCGATGGCGTCGTCGGTATAATCTACCTCTGTCTTGTATCCCGGGTCTCCTTCACTTAGACCGTTACGCTGATTGTAGGCATCAGCCTTTTCCTGAGCAGTCTTAAACTCTCGAATCTCTCGCTTCATCAACTTGAGAGGCTTGCCAGCCCAGTAGTAATACGGTGTATCTAAGTCGTGGAATTCATTAACAACCTGCCGTGCCCGCCATGCGTGGCCTGTTTTCTGGTCGATATAATCTGACCATTGAAGAATCAGATTGTCTACGTATGAACTCGTCGGGTCCGTAGTCGAACCAAAGGAGTCATACTGCTCGAAGAAAACGGCTACGTCTCCGGGGTCACAATAACCGACGTCGGATAAGCCTTCTTGTACAGACATCCCTAATCATCCTGACGTTGTTCATCTGGCCTATTATTACTATCGTTCTTAGTAACAATAAAATGGTCAGGATTTATCCCGTTTTCAAGGATATATTTGTCTATTTTCGCAGAGTCAATCTCTTCATTCGTTCTCGACATGGCCCGGATAACCGTGACCATAGCGACAACGACATTTTCGAGTTGTTTAATCTTACCTCTCCTTGTCTCGTAGACAAGGTAGATAAGAATTAGTACTTGCGTTAGAAGACTAAGGGGGTCAGCTGAACTAAGAAGGTCAATGACCCCGGCCATGGATTATGGTTCGCCGTGAGTTGCACCCCGGCGCCCAGTGCCGGAATTACCAGTTGCCATAATCCATACTGTAAGTGAGAGGTCACCACCAGCGCTGTCGGAAATTTCTGTGACGTTTGCTCTTAGATATTCGTAGAAGCCACCGTTAACCGATACGGCACCGGCATCTACATCTACATCACTAACGTCAATAACGGCTCTGTTACCGCTTACCATTTCGACAGGCGCCCACGTTTCACCGTCAGGACTTCCTTCAAGTTGAACTGAAAGAGAGTCACTTCCGGTATCAACGTTGCTTGCTTCAACATACAACGTAATGTGTGGGTGACCTTTGCTGGCAACCGGACTGGACGCGCCGCTACTGGTGACCGCTGACAAGACCGGCTCTAAGATTGGTCTTGTCATTAGTCCATCACTTCCCGAACGCTGTCAGTCGGACTGTTGCTGTTCCTGTGAAAGAGGCGAAGGCTTCCGTAGCCCCATCGCCGTCTCCGAACAGGTTGATTTCTTGGTTCGCCTCGTCATACGCTGCGAGGGCTGCCGTGCCATCAGTTACCTCGACGGCAACGAAGATAAATCGGTTCATGCCAGCGCTCTTCGGGGTGAACGAATCACCGTCAGAAACGTTTGTGGCTTCAACCGTACGCATCTTCATTGCGCCGGGGAACTCTGTGTCTTGGATGTCGTAACTTGCCATATTTGGTTATCTCCTTAGAATTCCTCCTCAACGAGTTGTTCGACGACTGGACGAAGCTCATCTTCAAGGTCATCCTCGCTCTGGTTCGCTTTAATACCGAATTCCTTAGCGAGGGACTGCTTCTGACGGTAACCCATCTTCTTCAGCGACTTGAGAGGCTTCTTGCCGGACCGTGCGACTTTACCGACTCCAGTCCACACAACCTCGTAAGGGGAACCCATGCGGTCAAAATGCAGAGCATCGTCCACATTGTCGATAACCTCCGGTCGAGGCTCCTGCCCCCGCGGTGCGCGGAAGTAGTAAGACTCACCAGAGGGACCCCGGTGTTTGTTCGAGGTCATCGTTCCCACGTACGTTACTTCAGCTATCTTCATGGTTGAGGGAGGGGTTTATGTTTACTGCAGGTCGCGCGCCTTGGCGTGTGCAGCAGGGTTGGTGCACGTCAGCTCGCCGATTGTGACGTACATACCCTCGTTCCCGAGCCGGTTGATACCGAACGGGTTCTCGTCAACTTCCGTACCAGTGCTGTAGAACTGAGTCGGAAGGAGAATCTTCGTGAACAGCGTGGAGCTGTCGATGAGGTAGACGCGACTGATGCCGTCAGACGGAACGTCGATACTCTCGAAGATTGGGATGCCCTTGTAGGACTGAACCGTGAGGCCCACGTCTCCACCAGGGTTAGACTGGACACCGTTCAGACCAACCGCAGTCCGAACAGGCTCCAGACGCTCCTTCCCACCGACCTCGTCCTCGATACGCTGGTACGTATCGTGTCCAGTAAGGAAGAAGTAGTTATCGTCGGAGACGGGACGCTTCCCGGAGTTCTCCTTAATCTCTCGAACCATGTCGTCGAGAGTGTCGAGAACGAACGTCTGGTTGTTACCACCGTTCTCGATGACGTTGGACTCGAACTCGTTGTTGGAACGGTCGAAGCCGTAGACGTCGTTGTCGCTCGGGTCACTCAGGATGTCGGACTCTGCTCCGTTAGAGAGAACACGGTCGACCGACTCCATGTTGTTCCCTGCGGGGGTGTCCGCGTCCGTGACCATCTGAACGTTGATGTGCTTCGGGTGCTCACCCTGTCCCGTCTGGTGCTCCGTGCCGGTACCGTACCAGCGTCGCAGCCAATCGAACGGGTCTTCGATGTCGTCATCTTCCGTCTCTGCGAGGAGAGCCTTCTCCTGACTGACGTCGAAGTTGTGAGCGATTGTCTTCGGGTCCTGCTCGAACTCCGAGATGTCTGGGTGGTCAGTGTCCGGAAGAGCCGCGTTCTCGTCCAGGCCACCGCTACCGAGAGTGTGGTTACCGCCAGCCGCTCGCTCGGTTACGATACGCTCACCAGACTTGACCCACGCTCGGCTCTCCAGGAGAGAGAACACGTTGGCCTCGCTGTTGAGCAGGCTGAAAACCTCGCTACCGTACACGACGTTCCGGTAGCCATCGTCACCAGACATGAGGGCGTTGTCCTGCTTGGACATAGCACCGCCGCCACCCGCTTCCTTCTGGGTGTACTCCGGCACGAAGCCGTAGTAATAATCAATCATGTCGTGGATGGTACGGATGTAACCGTCAGCCTTCTTGACCTGGCCCGGATCCTCTCCGGACGGGCCGCGGGCCTGCGTTCGGTAATAACCGTTACCGACACCAGCGCGCTCCATCTGCTTCTTAGCCATGTAGTTGCGCGCTGGCTTGCTCTTCATGAGCTTGGTTGTCTGCGTAATCTGTGCCTTCGCGAGCTGATACTGCTCGTTGGAATCTAGACTCATTTACTTATCACTCCAGATGGCAAGGGCGGGATTACCAACCTGCTCCCCGTCCTCATCATCATATGACTTTTCGGTCGAACCGGACGGTGTGGAGGGCGTCCCGGCCGTACCGAGCTTGCTGTCAATTGCTTTCTCTACTGCGTCGTCGAGGTCGAAATCGAAATCGGGATGCGTTCCGTCAGCCTTCTCCGTCTCGGACTTCTCTTCGCCGACATAACCGCGTACGGCGTCGAAAACGTCCTCAGGGAGCTTCTCCTTCAGTTCCTGAACAGTGTACTGGGAGCCGCCCTTGTCAGCCTCGGCATCCTCTTCTTCTTCTTCTTCTTCCTCGTTAGCCTTCTCGTCTTCCTCTTCCTCTTCGTCCTCTTCTTCTCCGTTCTCCTTGGACTGGAGGGCGTCAATGGCATCCTGAGCGTCATCCGCGTCGACGCCTGCCATATCAGCGAGAGCAGCCGCGAGGTCGTCCTCGCTCATGCCGCTCTGCTTCTCGTCTTCTTCTTCCTCTTCGTAGGAATCCTCGGACTCGTTGGCCTTCTCCTCGTCCTCCTCTTCTTCTTCTTCCTCTGCCTGACGTTCGAGGACTTCTTCTGCAGCCTCAACGGCTGCGTCTTTGGATACTTCCTGTGCGATACTACGAACTTCATCCTCAGTTAGGGGGTCTGCCTTCTCGACATCGTCTTCGGACTCGCTGTCCTCCTTCTCGACGTCCTCTTCAGACGCCGTCTCGAACTCGTCCATCTTCTCCTGGACCAGCTCTTCAACGATGTTTTCGACTTCCTCCTTCCCGAGAATGTCGTCTTCTTTGGCGAAGTCTTCCTCTGTGAGAGCATCCTTAACGACAGACTGGAATTCAGTCTTAAGCTCGCTAAGGGTAATCTCTTGAGAATTATCCTCGCTCTTTTCTGTCTCTTCGGACATGTTTTGTTCGGACCTTTGGATAGTGAGGGTGCGGTCACCGGGGTGCTCTGCCGAGGTGTCTACGTTTTCGGCGTCATCGCTCTTGGCTACCGCCACTTGTCCAGACTCGGACTTAATCGTCAGAACGTTTGGTTCAGCCTCTTCAGAATCATCCTTGGCAACCGTAGCGAACTTGGCACCTTGATTCATGCCTTCTTCGCACACGGTCACAGCGGAGAGGTCAATTTCAACGATGTCATTGACAGGCTCTCCGTTCTCAATCTTACTTCGGCTGACTAGTGCTTCTCCAGAAATCGAATAGGAATTGAGTTCTCCGTCCTCGATGGATTCACGTACACGCTTGGCTTGACGGGTGTCGTCATAAATACGACCTGCAACATACAACGCGGGATTCTTCCCATCTAACTCGATAACGTCAGTTGGGAATTCTTTTCGCGTGGATGTTTCTCCGTCGATTTCAAGCTCTACGGAATTTTCGAGTTCGTAGGACTCAATGATTTCTCCTACAAGCTGGTCAGAATGTTCAAGAGAGAGACGACCGCGTTTGAGGAGTTGCGGAAGAGCTTCCTTCAACGCGTCAGCGTGAATTCTATCTCCTTCCTTATCTACAATCTCCACAGACGCGGGTCCCCAGATGACGAAATCATCATCTGCCTTGAACACCGTTTGTGTGCCCGCGAAATCTGCGGTGAAATTTACCTTTTCCATTGTGTTGGATTTGGACAGCGTCTTCGCGACCTCTCCTCCTCCAAGTATTTTTTCTACGACATATTTATATGTTTCCCATAAATGGTCGCGTCCATCCTTGGTGGTTTCGGCTGGGTGGATACTGGGCCAATTCCCAGTGACCGTTTTGTACGCAACAGATTTGACACCAAGTGGATCCTCCATTCCAGCCTTCTGAGCTGCGAGAGTCGCAAATCCGATTGACCAAGAGGATTGTTTATCCAATCCATCATAGGAATCATGGAGGCCGCCCGCGATATGTCGTAGTTGATGTCTGGATTTCTCCGTTTCTGACCAATCGTCCTCAGACTCCTCATCGTCGTCCTCTTCTGAAACAGGACCAAACTCAAAGTCTTCGTCTTCTTTTAGTTCTCCGGCGTTATAGCGCGACCAGCATATGGCGTAGGCAGAGCTTTCGCTTACACTCTCCTCGTCTATTACCGACCGCACGCACTGTTCTACTGATTCCGGCATTTCTACAAGCCTTTCTCAAGTAGGTTCCCGGAGGAATCGTTCTTTGACAGTTCAATCTCTGCGCCACAATTAGGACACCGAGTGACGCTCTTCTCAGTAGTGAGCCCACGGTCGGACTTCATATTTTTACTGAGGGCAATGGAACTGTCGCAACTGTTGCATTCCATTATGGTTTCTGTCTATATTTTCCAAAGGGAGTAATATAAAGGTTTGGACAAAAGTCTGATGAAGATATTTAAATCTATCTTACCCTTTATATAGCAGGTAGTAAGTACATGGGAAACAATTATATCGTAGACTGGTTACATGGTAGTATGGATTACATCCAGCGAACAGTCAATGGAATCTTCAAAGCTGATGACCCCTTCAAGGATATAGTCGAGGGAGATGAAAGCATCGAAGATAGAGTCCGGGCCGTAGGTGACAAGGTCGCCGATGCAATGAATCACAACAAGGCCGACCAAGAATTATTCAATCGCGCCCGCGAGGCGTTGGAAACTCTAACCGAGGAAGGAGAGTTTGAACGTATGGAGCGAGAGATGCTTACACATCACCTCGAAGATATTATTGAGCAGGATATGAGTAACAACGGAGCGATTCATTACGCTCAAGAAGGGTATCAAGAAGCGGTTGATGAATACATCGCTGGAGACCTCGGAGAAAGCGACGACTCCGAAGAGTCCGAAGAATCTAATTAACTCGTTCGTACGTTCTTCTGCATTGGTAGTGAGGGCTCCAATCATCTACACGGTTTGGAGTACCACTTGGACTGTCTCTCGCGTGTTCTCTTAGAAGGCTCTTTAGTTGTTCTAACGTAACCCCTCCTCTTTCTTTTGTGATTTTCCCAACCTCGCTACAGATTTCTGTGGTTGAATTGTCGTTTGGTCCAACCCAGTTGTAAAGCGGGGGTTCGTAATTCTCGCCTTCTTCTTGTTGTTTCTCCTGCGTTTCTGCTTCGTGTGCTAATTCTCTCGCAGTATCAAGAACAGCGCCGGTTTCCGTCCTTGCGATGTTGAGAGCGCGCTGCTCGTCTATATGTGGGAATGTATCTTGGAGGTCATCAACGACATCCTCTACCCTGAAACCCGCATCTCCTCTTAGTCTTCGACGGAAGATACGCTCTATGTTCAGGGGAGCGAGCCAAGGGAGGTCTTTGTAATCCCCGTGGATTGCATTGCTATCCAGAGCAGCCTCTACCCACTGCTTGGCTTCATCTGGGACGTCCTTAGACCACATACTCGGAGACTTAGAAAGGTCTGGGTCGTCCTCATCATGTGCCCACCACACGGTATTATCATAGGCATCTTTGATGACGTCGTTGATTTCCTCATATGTGGTGTCTCCTCTGCCCATAGACCTACGAGCAACTTGAGCAGACTTAGAAAGGTCCTTGACTTCATCCTCTCCTTCCTCCAATTCGACGTATTCAGCAACGATGGAGGGACCATAGTAGGTATTTATCAGAGCATCGTCGTCTGTAAAGTCCGGGGTTGTATCCAGGTCTTTTTCGTTCTCGACCCAGTCTTTAAACCCTTCTTCGTCAGATTCTACTATCTCTCCCTCTCTAAGAGTACCGAGGGGGTGCTTTTCTCCGTCGTAGTGCATGAAGAATTTTACTGCCATTGTATCACCTATGAGGACCACTCGAGTTCGTCATTTACAGCTGCTTCCACGTTCATTGTAAGGTTTTCTTTGATAGCGTCTGTTGAATTCCTTGGGTCATCCTCGACACTGTGATTCGCTGCGTTCTCTAATGCGCTATTGAATTCCTCTGTCACGGCGCCTTCCTCTTCATTCCATATACGCCCTGCTACATCATTAACTTTTTGTCGTAACTCGTCTTTGTTGACATCCATATCCATCGCTTTCCCGTATGACATAGCGCTCTCTGCTATGTGCGCTGCCTCTTGTGGGTCGTGGGACATGTTTCTCTCTCCGAGGTTATCATTGTCGATGACCCAGAAATGCCCACCATCGTCTGCGATCAAATTACCAGAATTCAGGTCATCGTTGCCTGTGATAATCATACCCGCGACTGCCTCATAGTAGGAATCCTCATCAAAAACCCCTTCATCCATCATATCATAGACTTCGTCGTCTATCATAAAGTTGAATTTGTAGGCAGATCCCGTAATCTGACCTATGGTATGTCCATCTATTCCTTCTTTATGAACCTCTCCGGTCTCCTGATTATAGGCAGTCATTGGAGCATTAACCCCCATGGAATCAAGTACCGTGTCGGACATAGCTTCGCTAATCATATGGTCAGGCTCTCCTGCCTTAGTATAGATTGTATCCCCGTTTTCCAGAGTATGTTCTTCCATCGTAGAAGCATAGCGTCCCTTCTGGTTATCGTCGGTATCTGTTAAGGGTTCACTACTGACCGCATAGTTTGTATTGAGACGCTGTGGGAAAGATTCTGCATCTCCCTCTTGACCTCCTCCAGCCTCTCCTTGAGTCTCATAAAACCACCCCCCCCTTTTTCCCTGTTGAACATCAGCCCACTCAGGAGCATCGCTGGGACTATCAACGTAAATTCTTCTTTTCCATACGTTGTCTGTACCGTCGAAGAATTGGATGGATTTCTGCTTTTCTGTCTTGACCTCTACATCATCATAGAGGGATAAGAGCTGTCTTAGTTGCTTCGTAATAGACTCATCAGAGGCGTCCTTCCACTCCTCATTGTGAGGGTCCTCTGGGTCATAGGGCGCTATCTCTGTCTCGGGATTCACTTGCTCAGTAAAGCCCTTTGCCCTTCTTAAGATGGTCTCTACAGAATTATACTCTCCTCGATACTCATACTTTCCGGTTTCAGTATCGAACCAGCCAACTCCCTTGCCGTCTTCAATTATGCTTGGTTTCATTGTTCATCCTCTTCAAGGTCGGGGAACGGAGTACTATCAAAGGTGTCTAACCCCATATTGTTATGGAAATCATTTATGGCTTGCTTTGCCTCGTCGGACGGGTCGTATACATCAAGATACGCGTTGAGCAAGTCTGGATGGAACTCATACAACGTTCTCGCATGCGCCTCGTTTCCATCAGAAGATTGGAGAATCTGCTGCGTCCCTGCTATCATTTCGTGACAGTTTGTGGCGACATATGGACGCATCGGGGTGCGTAACTCCGCTCTCTGTAAATCATCATCCTCTACGAAATCCATAATGAAGTCCCAGGAATTATTCACCTCCTCCATGAGTGTTTCTATCTCCTCGGGGACGTCTGCATCTTCATCCTGTTGTTGGAGTTTGAAGTCGTCCCGTTCGATTGTATTATCATTGGAGAAGTTTTCTTCGATGCTCTCCTGTATACCTTCATCCATATCGAAGTCTTCTCGTTTCTCGTCGAGGTGCTTCAATACAGCAGAGACGTTGTCCTTGAACCCCTCGCCAAATTGTAGAGGCAACTGATTCTCTACTCCAAACATAGCGAAGAGATTGATAGGGTTGTCTGTTCCATTGGCTGTGTCATATCCATATGAATCTGCTAACGCGTGAGCATATTCGTGAGCTATAGTAGAATCTTTACAGTCTTCTTTGAATTGAATTCCCTTAGTAAGGGGACTGAACGCGTTTTTATCCGAATCGTCTCGAACCGTCGTTACATGGTCTATGACATCGCGGGCTGTAGATTCTTCTTTGGCATTCCCTGCAACCCGGTCAGAAATGTATTGAACAGCCTTAGACTCGAAGTCTGCGCTGGCATCCTCTACAGATAGACCCATCGCATATTCCTCGACGGTTCTATCATCAGATTCTTCAGAACGTAGGAATCTGGAACCTGGGGGAATTTCCATCTTGTTCCCGTTCTTTTCTTCTCTCGCATGAATAGTACCTTCTGTATCTATTGTGATTACTGTAGCAGGAATTTCCTCTCCCCACGAGGCAAGATAAGACACCTTGTCTCCTTTGCGAAGCTCCATCCAAGGGACCTCCTCTCCCTCTTCTGGCATCACAGGGTCTACGATTTCCAAATGGTCGAAGCTCGCATAGTGAGTATTTCCATCATCGTCCTCTATGATAGCGTGTACTCCTTCCATCCCTCCATCTTGGTCTACGTATTCTCCCTCCTGGACTTCGCCGTCTTGATTTACAAAACGAACTCTGTCTCCTTTGATAGCGTTGCTATATTGGCCGTATCTGTAACCTCCCTCTTGTCCATTATGGGCTTCATAGTAGAGACCTCCACGCTCTCCTTCCTCGACATTAACGTCATCAGGAGCCTCTGAAGCATCATCTACATAGATTCGTCCCTTTCCGACCTTACCTGGCTCGACAAGAATCCGGACTGGGATTTCATCATATCCGGCCTCCATCGCAGCCAGAGCACGATGTCTCCCCTCTTGATTATCTGTAACTCCTCCCTCCTCATTAACAATAAGGAAGGGTACGGGGAATTCTCCCTCTTCTTCTTCCATCGTTTCAGCGTAATCCTTCACATCATCTACTCGGGCAGAACCAAAGTGACTTGCTCTGGATGTATCCCAGAACTGTTGATGGATTTGGTGTTGAAGATTTGAGAAGTCTTCAGTATTAATCATAACGTCTGTGTGAGGGAACTTGGAATTTTCTCCATCGTACCAACCAATGTCTGTTTCATCATCGAAGGGACCGTATTCGTCTCCCTCCATTTCCCTCATTTCGACGTTGATTCCCATAACCTCTCCATCTGCAAACGAGGCAGCTGCGCTTTCAACATCCTCCGAAGATACGTTTCCTGACTCTCCTCCGTTAAAGTCCTCGGAATCTAATTCTACTCCTTGAGCTGGGTCGTCATCCGATGGAGGGTCTGGAACGACAGGCAGTTCCTCCATTCTCTCTTGCATGATTTCTTCTGCATCACGCTCTGGTTCCGTTTCTTCTTCGCCAGATACACTTTCAACTCTGCCAAAGGAATCATACTCATCTAACGGATTAGAGATGCTTAGAGGGTCGAAGGACAATTCTTCTCCATTTTCGAGTTCCACCTTTACAGCGGCGATTGAAGATTCTGTTACTGCGCCATTGAAGGTTTCTCCTCCATCCTCTATGGTAATAGCATCTCCTTCTTCGAGGTCTCCAAGTTCAACCTCTGTATTCAATTCCGTTTCTTCTTGATTCCCTCCATTTTCTTCATCCTCTGAAGAAGTATCATAAAAGTACCCTCCTTGTTCTCCTTGTTGGACGTCCGCCCACTCGGGAGCCTCAGAAGGGTCATCAACGTATTCCCTGGACTTTTGGGAATCCTTGATTACTTTTACGCCCTTAATTCGTACCATCTATACAAAAAGAAGAAACCCTTGGATAAAGAGGTTATTGTTCTTCCTGTTCTTCCTCGGGGATGTAGTAAGGCGCTCCGTGTTCGCTATCCTGAACTTCAACGCCCTCGGGAGCATCTACTGGATGGTCCACGTACATACGTCCACTTTCCTTTTCCCAGACATCTTTGGTCAGAGCGGCGTTTAGGAAATGGTTGTTGAATTTAGCAGATAGATACCCGTCCTGAAGGGCCATCCCATCAAGGGTTTCTTGTAATTCTCCATCTGTATCCTCAACTATTTTACCGTCCTCGACCCGTCCAATGACGACGAACGAGTCTCCATCATCCGCCAGTCCAAAGAATACTACTCCCATAGAGTTCCCTCCTTTATCTCTTCGATGTTCTCCATTATAGAGGTACCGGAAGTATCGTCATAATGGTCACTCCTATCATACGCTCCCTCTAATTCATCAACGTCTATTCTATCTACGAGGGTGTTAAGAGCATCTTCTACTTCATCTGGCGTGATTTCCTCTTCTGGCATGGACGAGGTATAAGACTGATTCGCTTTTCCAGCGAGATATTCTCCAAAGGTCTTATCTTCATCATAGGAATGTGAATCGGGGTCATTGATACGACGTTTCTTCGTCGACAGCTTCGACCCGGCGACGTCAAAGTCGATAGGGAAGAAATCCCCGTTATCGTCCATTAAGACGTTGCCTCCAATATCTGCATCCCCTACCAGGAATTTAGCAGCGCATGCTTCTATCCAACTATCTCTATCTATTTCATCAAACGCATCCCCTTTCTTATATGGCCTATTGGAATTCTCTCCGATGTCTTCCATAACAAGCATTCCTTCCTCTTCATCGAAGTGCATATTAGGAGCACGCACGTCAGCGTGGTCCATAGCAGTTTTAGCTGTGATGTGCTTTTCCTCCGAATCTGACCCGGCAAATACAGAATCAGACCTTTGAAGATACAGCTTTTCCCCAGTCTCCGCATGGAAACCGAAGGACATATCATCCGCAGACACTCCAGCGTCAATGCCTTCTTCCTTCATAGCATCCCTATCTGTCATGGACTCTACATTTTCTACCTTGCTATATTCCATACCGTGAGGAGCGCTATTATCTCCTTCTGGCCTGCGTGTAACGTCGTAATACATCCCACCGCGGGGGCCTTCCTCTACATCTGCCCAGTCTGGAGCCTCGTTTCTGTCGTCAATATAGATGCGCGTCTTACGCATCTTCGCCGACTCTGGGAGATTCTCTTCATCCTCTATATCATTCCATTCAGCATCTACTCGCTCGCGTGAGGGAGCCGAAGACTCGGACGAGAGAGCCGCGAAATGACTCACAGTGTCCATTCCCTGCTTTCCAGCAAGTGGATTGTCGTCCTTGTCGGTTTTAACTTCTTTCACAGAGTAATCACCGAGGTCGAATATCTCCTCCGGGTCTCCATAATAAGGACTGGGCAAGTGTTGTAAAACACAACGGGCAAAACCACTGTTTCCAGACTCTACAACCCCGATTCCATACTCTACACCGTTGTTAGTATGCTCTGGAAGATAAGTTTCAACGCCATTTTCAACATAGTCCTCTAAGATACTCTCTAATAGAGCATCATCTGTCGTAAAGGACCCAGTATCCTCTATCTTTCCAACCGATTCTCCTTCTTCTCCTCTTGAATAGTCAATTATTTTGGGCATTACACATCACTCTCCTCTGCAAAGAAGGCCTCAAAGGCCGTGTGCATAGGCTTGTGTAGAATCTCTAACTTCTTTTCGTCGGTAATCCACAACGCGAATAAGGTAGCGAAGAACTCGGAAGGGTTGATTCTCTGGTAAACACGACATTCATTTTCGTCTTCTGAGGTGTATCGTGTCCATTCCTTACGGATTTTCTCGTAGAAGTCTTGTACATAGGTGTTGTATTCGTTCTTTGGTTGAATAACACTGTATCCAAGACCGTCTCCGAGGTCTTCATCCTCGTTGTCCTCGACTTCCTTGTTGTCCAGACCCATTAAATCGTGTAGGATATGCCCTATACAATGGGCAAACACGACCCTAATACCATCTATATCCCGGGTTTTACGGCCATCCACGGCCATTTCCCCTCTAAATAGGACATATCCCTCTTTATTGCCGCTCATCTGCTCTCCTCTGGCAGTTGTCAGATACGCGAGTAAATGACTGCCCACGACCGGGTCCAACTTCGCAAGGATTTGCTCCATTATGTTGAATAGAGCTTCTTCGTCGACGTCTCCTCCTTTATACGTAAGAGAAGTCATATCTCTGGACGAAATAGGGCACTCTTTACGGTAGACGAGCATTCCCCTAACGAGGCTTGAGTGTGCGAAGTTATTTCTTTCCTCTGCTATCTCGCAGAACTCCTCCAGGTCCTCTGTAGAAACCTTATTCCATACTTCTCCCCAACTTTTCTTGTGGATTCCTTGACCAGTACCCTTGAATCCGGCTGGACGATTTACTATCTGCCTGTAAACCTCAGGCTTAATGTCATATTCATCCAGGGATGGGGAATCAATTTCCCGGATTCTTTTCTTTATACCCTGCACAACCGAGGAATCCTTAGAAATTCCCTTATGACGGATGGCTGTCTTAGCATCATTGAGGAAGTCGATGTTATCCATTTCTCCGAGCCTGTCAGACCAGTCCTCCTGAGAGGTGATGCGAAGGATTTGCCCGTTTTCAATATCGTCTGCGAATTCTCCCTCAATATCCTCGTCGATACTGTAATTATACTTGAGGTCCAGACGACGTTGTTCTCCAGGTATTGCTTCTGTCCGAGCAGAATAACCTTTCTCGTTCAGAGCGTTTTCCAGGATGGTGTTTAACTCACTAAACTTTTTCAGGCCTCTTTCCCAGAGGTTGAAGATGACGACTTCCTCGTCTACCTTTCCAACTCGCTCTCTGAATTTGTTTCTGTTATCTCTATCTACACCCTTTTCTGCGTATTCCTCCCACTCATCTACTACCTTGGAAGCCATAGCAGAAATATCATCATCTTCATAATCTCTATCCGATAGAGACTCTACTTGCTCCCAGGTTTTGAGTTCAGAACCTGTGATTCGGGGACCATCTTCCTGGTAAGCATAATCGAAGTGGTTGTTTAACTGGGTCGCCCATCCTTCGATTTCCCTTCTTACAGCCTCTCTCGTTTCAAGTCTGTATGCGTCCTCTAAGAGGTCTCCATCACTTATCGTGTCTATGCCTTCTCCGTATTCCCCCGGAGAAATATCTTCTATATCTCCGCTCTCAATCGCGTCAGCGAGGCGCTCACCGAAGTCGGAATAGGTATGATATTCCCCCTCTGTCTTTTCGTCCGATTCCTCTTCGGCGCTATCACTGCCTGCTATGTAGTATAAGCCACCTTTATCTCCCTGGTGTATCTGCTTTCCATCGGGAGCCTCGCTGGCCTCATCAATGTAGATTCTTCGTTTCTCTACGTCGATGATGGTAGGCCCCTTGGACTTATCATCAGGCTCTTCGTTTTCTCCGCTATCGTGAGTTACACCTTCTCCAGGACCATTGTACATGTAATCTCGGAGGTCGAAATCTCCAGGGATTTCATGCTTAGGTTCCTGCATCAGAGCATCGAATAGCGGTTTGTAGTAAACGATGTAATAAACTCCGCCCCAAGGACCCACGTGAGCCTGTGCCCAGTCAGGGACCGCTCCTCCGTCTTCTACGTAAATCTGGAATTTTCTCTTTAGAATCGTCGCATCGTCCAGCTTTTCTTCGATGCTATCTCCTCCCTGAACTTCGTCCAGGTATGCATCGACGTCGTAATCATCAACCTCGTGCTCTATTCCAGTTACGAGCTGACGGAACAACTCCTCATCATAGACGATGTAGTAAAGATTTCCTTCAGAGCTTGGCCCGACAACGTTTGCCCAGTCAGGAGCCTCTTCTTCGTTGTCGACGTAGACTCTCCAGTACTCTCTTTCGGGGCCTTCCTTTTCTTGAACGTCTTCTGTGCCCCCATGTTCTTCGAGATACTCCTCGAGTGTTTCGTCGTTCGAGACTTCGTGCTGTGGTTCTGTTACGAGGTCGTGGTATAGGCCCTCATCATGGACCCTGTAGTAATAGTTACCCTGTTTATTGGGTCCTCGTAGTTTAGCCCACTCTGGAACCTCGTCTTTATCATTGACGTAAATTCTCCAGTAGTCTGGATTATCTTCATCCTCGTACTGATTTGCTCTTTCTATGACTCTATGTGCTCCTCTCGACCCATATGAATATTCAGAAATCCTGGCCTGTCCTGGCCTGTCTGCATCTGATGGATTCAGGTCGAATTCTTCGAGGTCGAAATCTTCTCCGACCTCGTGCATAGGAGGAGTCAGTAACTCGTTGACTAACTCTTGCTCCTGTACAGAGTAGTATATCCCTCCTCTCGGGCCTTCAATAACCTCGGCCCAGTCAGGGATTTTCGATTCCTCGTCAACGTAAATTCTCCACTTCTCTAATTTGTCTGTCTTAACTACCTCTGTAAAAGCAGACTCACCACTATTAGAAGCAGATTTAAGAACGTCGACGACATTCACATTAACTCCTCTATCCTCGGGGTCGGGCATCACTTTGAGATATTTTCTCCAAGCCTTTATATGATTCGTCTACTCCTCGAACAGAGAAGAGTCAGACATTTCAGCCATGTCCTCGAAGTCTTCATCCTCTAAACTCGCAGAATAGTGACCGTTGCTATACTTATTCTCCAAGTAAATCAAGAGGTCTGGACCCTCGTGAACGAAGCAATTTTCTCGGTCATCATCAAGACCCGGTACGAATACTCCCTCGCCATCTAACTCGTTTTTCAGACGTTGCGCCGTAGATGATTCTCCTTCTACTTCTCCCGAAGCAGTGACCTTTGCTACTTGCTCGTAATCTCCATCTACTCTCTTATTGATTTTCATGGTAAAGCATCTCTATTCATATTGAGGATTTCGTGTTCGAGCTGTTCTATATCAGTCTCTAAGCTCTCCTCGATAGATAACTTACCGTCTTCAGTCTCTTCGAGCATGTTTCTGAACCTTCGGGTTGGCTTAGAGGTAGGCCCATAGAACGATTCTGCCATCGTCAGGATTTCCTCCTTATTCTCTACAATAGACTCTACATTGTCTAATGCAGACTCTCTGCTCCCCTCGAAGAACTCGAGAAGGCTATCCTCGAACTCATCAGGAGAATCACTTGCTCCCTGGATATGGCTTGCGATATACTTATACATGAGGAACATAGCGTCGTCCCCTGCCTCATCTTTAGGCGGTGGATGACCTCCGTTGTCGATTGCGTATACGTTGAATGTATCGTCAATCATAAAGTTATCATCATGCCTATCCCGATTCCCAGTCATGTAATCAATCGTTGCGATGTTACCGAAGTCCTCGGCATTATCCACGATTATCTCATCAGCCTGGTAGACGTCTCCATCTATGAATCCGTCATCGTCCTTGACAGCGTCCTTGAAACTCTGGATATTCTCTTTGAATAACTGAGCAGAGCCAAATCCGTTCTTCAGGTCTGTACGGGCTGTCTCTGGGAATGTATCTCCCATCCCAATCATATCGGACAACTCGTATGCCATAGCGTCTCCATCAAGACACCACTTGTGAGAGCTGCCCCGATAATTTTTGTAGATAGCCTTTTCGTCATTATCGAATGTGACGACTCGGGTATATCCACTGTTGACACCACCTTCTTCACCTTCTTCATCCTCGATGAGTTCCTTAGACTCTACGTGGTCAGCCGTATATATCTCGCGCGGGACCTCGTAATCCTGGTATCTCTCCCTGTACTTCTCATCTGTTAATTCCCCGACTACTCCTTGAGTTCTATCTGCTGCGTTGTCTGCTTTCTCAATGGCAACCTCTCCTTCTTCGTCTCTCAGCATAGCATTACCTTTCTTAGCGTCGATGAACTGGAACCGCTCCCAGCCATCTCTATCTTTTAAATCAAAGACAATGTCTTGTCCCTCATCTACACCCCTCCAGCCCTCAAACTCGAATAAACCTTCATACTCTTCGAGTTCTTGACCCTCTTGGATTTTATCGTTCACATCGACGTTATCCATGGCTCTGCCTTCGGGGTCGAAGTCTTCATCTGCTCCTTCCTCCCACGCCCCTACTTCCTTCCAGTTCCCACAGTAGAACTGCTTACCCTCGGGACCAGTGAATACCTGGAGGCCATTTGGAAGGTCGTCCTCTTGAATCCCTTGAGCTTCTAAGTATCTTCTCTCACAAGACTCTGGTGGGTCGTATGGTTCGTATTCTCCCGTTCCCTCACTATCGACGTCGCTCTCCTGGTCTTGCTTGACTATCGAAGACAACGTCGGGCGCCACAAAAAGTCTATGGCCTCCGCGGTCTTGTTGACCTGTTCTGCCTTAGCAGCCGCAGACCATATCTCCTCCTCGTAATAGTAATCAGCAGGCACATCTTCATCTGGGTCATGGACTACCTCTGCCTCCCCCGGAGCCTCCTCCGGGTCCTTAATCCAAATCCTGATATTCTCGCTGATTTCTATATCGTCCCAGGTAACGTCTTCTGCAGACTTATTCACTTCCTTAGCCTGCTCTTCTAACATATCCTCGATATGAGCTACAAGGTCTATTTCTTGACCAGATGTGGCTCCATATCGGGCATTAGAATATCCACTACTCCCCGTGGTTACAGACGCATCAGAGTTCTGGAGACGTGGTTCCTGATGAGGAGGTGTTCCTGGAGCACCGCCAGTTTGATTCGCTCCTCCGGGTTGAGGCATTCCATCTTCTGGCCCTCCTCCACCTCCTGGCTGGCCACCAGAGGGCAGCTCACTATCAGGCTGGAACTCTCCATCGGCGTAATCAACATCTTCTGTTGGGTCGCCAGGATGGATTTTGAGCTTGTCATCCTCGGTCCACTCAATATCGAATCCGACGTCCACAGCTCTCTTGGCGTTCATCACGTACTTGCCCTGAACATCTGCATCAGCTGCCTCCTCTTCTTCCTCTACAGGACGTAGCTCTCTTTCCCATCCTTCGACTTTCAGTTGTCCAAGGAAAGCAGGGATGAACGTATCGTTGAAAATCTGACGGAGTCTGTCAGCGGACCGGTTAGATACAACGATTTCCAGAGACTGAGACAAGCCACTATTATTCGGACTGCCCTTCTGGAACGCAGGGGTTACACCATACTTAGCAGAAATGCGCTCCAGGAACCACTCGCGCATCTCCATATGTTGCATTTCTACCGGGTCCTCTAAGAGGCTGACCCACTCAAGAGCCTTACCTGCTCCATCAGAGTCATCAATGAAGGTTGGAATGTAATGCTGGTCATTACGAAGTTTCTCCATCTGACCCTGATTAAACGCTCGTACAGATTCAGCGTTTGAAGACCTGACAAGCATTGCTCCTCGAGGAGCACGTCGCTCTTCGTATGCTGTCTTATACCAATCGTCCATCATTTCGACTGTACGAGCCTCCTCCCAAAGCGTTAGGATTGGAGAATATCCGTAGAACTTAGAAGGCTCATATTCACTCGCGTGCGCGAACTCGCCTCTGATGTAATAGTTCTGCGGGTCTCCTCCTGGCTCATCAAGAGCTACAGCGTAGACTTCATACGTATAGCCACCACAGTGAGAACAATCCTCGGGCTCTTTCTCCGGGTGATAATTCTCTTGTTGCGCTCGGCACTTGGGACACACCCAGTACTCGTTGCCGAACTCTCCAGTTTTCTCGTTGATGGAATAACGCATGACCTCTGGAGGAGCGCGATGTACTCCTTTTAGGTCATAATCCAGAATAACTCCGCGCTCTGGGTCGAGAGTATATTCCCTCTCGAAAAGCATCCAGGCGTCGTCAAAAGACTGAATGTCCCATGCGAGTTCCTTGCAGACGTCAATGAATTTCTGCCCGACTGAATTTTGCTGCATCGGCTCCAGATGCGATTGGATGTCTGTTTTCTCGTTTGCCTGACGGAAGAAACCCTCACCATGTTCCTTATCTTCGTCATCAGGATAATGCATCTCTCCGAGTTCCTCACACTCGGGACAGATTCGAGGAGATTCTAAGTCGACGTCATCATCCTCCATCTGGTCCCCATACTGTCCAAGCTGCTCTCTGAACTTTTCCAGAGTATGGAATTCCGTTTTACAGTTGGGACATTTAGCAGCGTACGCTTTATCCCACTCACTAAACCCACGGCGGAATGTTTGAGAAACCTTCTCCTCAATAGAGTTGTTGATTAGAGTGCTGTTTTCTCTTAACTGGTAAATCCATCGAGGATGAATCTTCCGGCCATATGGAGGTTCAGGGTTATCTACCCGAGGACTATCTCCATGGCTCGTAGTGGGCCTGTTGAATTTGTTTATTGTACTAAATACTGCTTCTTCAAACTGCTTCTTAACCCATTTGCCGGGCCGTGGAATTGGAGCCATATTTTACTGCTGTTTAACTATTCTTCGTCGTTGTCTTCGTCGCCGTTCTTTGCTCTCTCAAGGAGGTCGTTAAGGGTTGTGTAAGTTTCTCTGTTCTCCCGGGCGATTTGCATTCCTCCATCCTTGGTAACACACTGCTCGAACCCATCACTTTCAGACTCAAAGGTATACCAATGGATGTCCTTGGAAAACCTTACCGTGGGTAGAGGCGTCGCTCCCCAGTTTTTAGAGAATCGAAGAAGACCCTCTAATTTGTCCTTGGTGAGATTCGCGTAATCGTTTGAAGTATACTTTACCTCGTGGGCAAACTCTTGCCCTGCGTACTTTCCAATGACGTCGGGGAGGTCCATGCGAGTTCCAGCGCCCGAGTTGGACATGATAACGGCCGAACCACCGTTTTCAAAGTACCAGTCCCGGAGCTGGCGTTCATAGACGTTCTCTTCCTTAGCCATCTGGTCGTGTGTTTTATATGTCATTGAAATTCCAAGTGGTTCGTACTTTCTATTATCACTTCTCTCTCCCTTCTATTTAAATCTTGGTAAACGCTTGCTTTGAGGATATATCAGCGGAACCCTAAAAATGCTTTCGGCGCTCTTTTGAAAATTTTTGGCGTATATCCTCTAACTCCGAAGGTACCTCTCCCGGGTGTTCGTGACCGAGAGCATTAGCAAGCACTGTGGAATCCAGGTAATCAGGGAACGCATATCGAGTTAGTACGTAATCGAAATAATGGGGGCCAGCCTGAACAGGATGATAATGATGGTGTATGGACAGCCTATTCAGGTCTAATCTGACAAGGTTTTCAAAAACAACCTCTATACCGTTTTTATGTTGAACCATGTCTCGTTCCTGATTAAGTAATTTGCTATAATCGTGCAGTTGAGAGTGAGCATCGTGGCTAATCCTGATATAGGATTCTTCATGGCCCTCGTTTTCTTCATAATGCCAGTGGCTCCTTTCTAAGTCGTCCATGTCCATAACCTCTCTCATTATGGGACAAACAACACTCGGATTCCCCTTAGTTGTAAGGTGGTCCGGATGAGAAGAGCGGCAAAGGCCACAGGCAGGACAGATGTATAGGTGATTATCCACTCTGACCATATCAACCTGATAACTGCACTTAGGACACTCTGGGACTGTATACCCCTCCTGATATTCCAAGCAACTCCGGCAGAGGTTCCGTTCAACTTGGATAGATTTTACAGGGGTTTTCTCCTCGCACTCACTACAGATGAATTTCATTTATTCGCGTATAATTGATGTATGATGGATTCTGCTGTCTTGTCTCCTATACCATCAATTTCAATAAGCTCCCCTTTCAGGTCCTCTTTGTCCATATCATACATCAGGCTCATGGACGGGAATTTATCGTAGAGTGTCTCTGCTGTTTCTTTTCCTACGTTATCCATGCAACCATATGCCATCTTAGCAAATGGTTCATCTATTCCGCTGACAGAACCTTTAGGGAGCAGCTTTGAGACCGGGTCCTCGTGATGTTTTCGCCCGAGTCGGACGGCCATATCTACAAGGAGTTCCATGTTCGAGCAGAATTTAACCCGAACACCGTTATCTCTCGCTTCCGTAGACGCAAGGGAGCCAATCACAGAATTTGGGTTTATTTGTGAGTGACCAAGCGTCTTCACACTTTCAAGGTTGTCCTCTACTAATATATATCCATGGTTAAAAGCCTCGTCCATCTTGGTAATCTGGTCTGGAAGGTTTCGTTCTTCCTTGCCCAGCAACGTAGAGATGTAATCCGGGAGAGTTTTTCTTTCAAACCCAACGCCCCTGATGACGATGTCTCCCGCATCCAGTTTGGTGATTTCATAATCCTCTACATCAGGATGATTTCTGACAGCAGCAATAAGCTCTGGCGGTTCTCGAACGTCGACTAACGCTGTTACTTTCTCTTTCATAAATTCAAACCTGTCTTTTCAATCGAATTCGTAGTCCAGGTTAATCAACCTACCTCCACACTCGAGGCAATCATCCTCCTTGAATTCATGCTCCATGTCAGGGACATCACCTGATGCGTATATCTCCTCCCCACAATCCATGCATCCTAACTTGACGGCATTATGATTGGAAGCGACGTATCGCATGAAAGTTCCGAACTTGCGGACCAGGTCCGGCCTATCATCCATCCCAAGCTGAAGAGTAATCTCTGCCCCCTCCCGATGGACGAAAGTGCCCACATCCTTCGTAGCAGGCTTAACTTCGATAACGTATCCTTGTGGCTGTTCATCATTTGATTGCTTCGGGGATTCTGAATTTGGTTCCATTAGACCGAGACGTTGCTTCGCATCTGCCATCTAAAGCGTCGTGGATGCGAATTTTATTGTGCATAGTCGGCTCTATCTCCATCTCCGAGCAAATATCTCGGGTCCGAACATATGACCGACGGTGGCTATACTTCGTTACGAACTCATCTACAATTTCTTCAGCCTTGTCGTAGGTTATTTTACTCTCTGTTTCGTAAAATCCCATCTGTTTAAAAGTTCTCTTTCGTTGCGATGCCGACGTTGACGTATCCGTTGTGAACAGATACGTTGTCCTTCCATCGCTGAAGGTTGATTGTCCATCCTGTGAGAGACCGAGAGTAAGGCTTAGAAGCCTCCCAGTCCTCTAAAGGCAGTCTAACGAGCATATCGCGCCGCTGACTGCGTATAAGGACCTGTAGGTGGGTGCCTATTGCCTGAACTTCCGCTTTGTCAGACTCGGTCTCTACCGTTAGATGCCGCTCCGCTAATCGCATCGGGATTCGCAGGTATCCCGACTCTCCGAATGGAAGCTCTTCATGGTCATCTAACGTTAAATGCTGAAAGGTCATCTTCCAATTCAGTCTTGAATTCATCAACCTCCTCTCCTTCCGTTTCCGTTAGGAGGTTATTGTACTCGACATATTCAGCATCGTCCTTGAGATAGACGAGGACCTGTGAATCAAGAGAAACGCGCTCGGGGATTAGATGCGTCATGTATCCCCAGACTCCTGTAACCTGGAAAGGGATGATGTATTTATCATCGCTCAGTTTGGACTCTGCGGCAGTAGCCAAAGCATCAGCATCTACTTGATGAGAAGAGAAATTCCACACCAAGGTTCCATGCATGATGTATGGGTTTCGAGTCCTGCGCTCCACGAACTGTTTGAGTTCTGCCAATGTAGTATCGCTCTCCATCACGAGCGCATCATCGGCGTATTCCGTTCTGGTAGACATATCAGATTCACTTTCTCGGTACTTATGGCAGGGGATTATTTCCCCTCACGCCCCGAAAGGCGCCCTCGTCCCATGGACAGAGACGGTTTAAATATTGTATGTGGGACTTATAAAGACTTCTGCTTAGCCTTTAGTTTCCTCCATCGTTGTCATCACTCTCGCTATCGACATCCTTAATCATCTCGAACCCTCCATCAGAGGGAACGTAGATGGTCTCGCCTTCCTGGAGAGCCTGGATGTAACGGAGCTGGAGCACTTGAGGGTTGTCCCGGAGAGCTTCGCCCTCAATCCGAATCTGCTCTGCCTCGGCTTCTGCTCGGGTGATGTCGCGTTCCTTCTGCTGCTGGGCGACCTGGACCTCATACTGGGCCTTTTCGATTTCCTGCTGCTTAATCTTCTTCTGCTCTACGGCAGCAAGATACTCTTGCGGGTAGTGAACGCCACGAATGTCTACTGACAGCAGTTCAACGCCAGCATGACCGAACTCGTTGTGAAGACGGTCCTCGACAGAATTCTTCAGGAGCGCGCGGGATTCCTTATTGGCAATGTCGCTGCCCTGCATCCCACCAGCCTCACTGTAAACTACGTCTCGGGTTTCACTGCGGATGAGACGCTGTTCAAGCTGATTCTTCGTCTTGTACTCCTGATAGAACTTCACAGAGTCCGTAATCTGGTAACGGACAGCCACGTCAACTCCAACCTCCATGTTGTCGTTGGTAATGACCTTAACGCTGTCATCCGTATTAGCCTTATCTCCTTGTCCCTGGGCTTCTACCATTTCGTAGAGCTGGGGACGAACATCGACAGACTCAGTAGACTGAGTCACGGGATTGATGAAGTACCAATCACCGGGCGTGAACGTGTCCTGCGTATCCCCCTTCGTTTTCACCACTTTCTCGTGGCCTTCGTCGACTGTTTCGAGAGCGGCGACGGCGCCGCCGAGAATTACAACTCCGATAACTGCCAGAGCCATCAACACCGCGGGGGCGGCACTGGCTCGGTCGTCTTGGATTGACATTTTTTCTCTCCCTCCGATTCTATCTACTCAGGAACGGGTAATAAAGATACCTAAAGTCAGTCAATTTCGTTAAGACCAACCATGTCATCAACGTCGAGGTATTCCCAGAACATGACGTTTGTTTCTTCCCACTCGATGTTCTTGTAATATTCCTCGCCACAGTCCCGGCAGCGGTATTTGTCGGCCGTTCCCTTAGAGACTTCGACGCTTGCATCCATCTCCTCCTTCTTGTGAACGGGCTCGCTTTCTTCTACCAAGACAGCTTTCTTTTCCCGGAACCAAAAGCAACCACAGTCCTGTCTTCCGAAGGGAACCGAGATGTTAGGAAGCTCTGACCGGGAGGGCTTCAAACTAACATCCATGCCGTGACGATATATCTTAGTGATAACATAAACGTATGCCAGAATCCAGACCCCGACGATGGGGAGCAGGATAGGGCGAGTCACGACTACTCGCATAATCGCCATAGCCACCATAAGGGCAGCCAGCGCCGAAATGGCAACTGCTAAGTCTTTCAATCTCATCCGAACATCCTCTCTGCTTCATCTTCGTTTGGAAGGTTCTCTCCGTTGTGAGTCATTTTCATGTTTCTCTCCTGAGTCCTCGATTTGTACAGCATTATTGCCATCTTGGATACGTTGTCTGAACCGACCCTCATCTCGGTATCAAACTGAGTTCCTACTTCCTCGTTAAATTCATCTACGAGGTCAGCAGCATCCTCAAGGCACTGTTGCATCAGTTTCTTATGTATGTCCTTCATACCTGGACCTCCGAAAATAGATACCAGGTAATGAGTAATAAATCTATGGAAAAGAGCAGATTAGAACATAATCTGCTGGACCAACTGCTTGAGTTCCAGAGTAAGGTTGTCCCCTGAAACATTGCTCACTCGGTGGAAGCAATCCTTAACATCCTCTGCGCTTCTGCTCGTGTTAAGGTAGACCCCGATAATCGGGAAGTTGCACTTCATCAGCTCTTCCTTATACCAGTTGAAATTGTCCGGCTGGCCGTCCGTAATGACAATCATAAACGGCATGGAATCGTTCTGGGCGAGCCGGTGGCGGGAGAGGAACACTGCCTTTGACAGAGGAGTCCCTCCAGAAATATCTCCCGCGAATAGCGTTTCCTTCCGGAAGTCAGGGTCGACTCCGAACGGGAGTTCCAGCCGGGCCTCGCTCCCATAGAGTCCGATTGTCGACACGTTGACGTTGACTGCATGGAGAGCATATGCCAGCATCCCACCGGCGATTTCCAAGTCTCTGTCATCGCCAGACATCGAACCGGAGCGGTCGTAAACGATAACGCAATCGTATTCCTTCTCGTCCGGTTCGATTTCCTGACTGAAGACTCGGGTATTCCCTCGGGAAGCCGCCATCATACGGCGACGGTCGAACTTACCACGACGTCGGTGGGTTTGAGTCTTGCTCTTACGCTCATTGCGAAGCCGGGACCGGAGGATGTTCTCCAATTGCTTCGCCTGTCGCTTCGCTTCGTTGCGACGGTCCTGGTGGAAGTCATCGCTGGGTTCTGGGATTTCCAGTTCGACCGAGGAAGGGTCCCAATCGCTATTGGAACTATTGGTGCCATCTTCAATGGCTTCCAACATTCGGACTGCTTCCTCCATCTCCTGGCGGATGTCATCATTGGACTGAGCCATCTGTTGCCACTCGGACTCAAGCTCCTCCTCGTATTCCTGTTCGAGGTCGTCCTTCGTCTCTACGTCCTGTCCATGGCCTTGCTCGTCCTCGTCTTCCTCCTGCTCCTGCTCTCCTCCCCCACCCGAGCCCTCTTGCTCCTCCTCTTCATCCTCTGGCTCGCTCGGGTTACCAGCGCCGCTCATGCGCTCATCAATATCCTCCATCTGGTCATCATCGCCAAGCATATACGCATCCTGGCGCTCCCCTCCGGTATGACCTTCGGAATCATCAGGCATGTTCGGGTTCGGGTGAGCGTGCCCCTGCCCCTGCCCACTTTCCTCCTGGTGCTGCTTACGACGCTGCTCGGCTCCGTCGATTTGGGCTTCATCCAAGAGGTCGAGGTAATCCTCGTAGAAGTCGTAGATGATAGCGTTACGGTTCTTCGACGAGGGTTCAGTCAGAACAGACTTCGCCGTACTTTCGATTTTCGGAACGAAGTTCTCGAAGGTCTGTTGGTCCTGAGGCGTCGAGAGCCGGTGGTTCTCGTTCGGGTCTCGGATTTTACTGAGAGCGCCGCTATCGAAAACGGACTTGTCCATGATTCCCGCGACCACGGCCTCGTGCATCGTATAGACCATGTCTCCGTTAGACTGCTCTGTCCCGAAAACGATGTCTTCGGTGAAGTTCGCGTTCATCACCTCCAGTTCGTCGCCGATGCTCATTGCGAGGCGCCCCTGCTCCTCGATAGCACCATCCTCGAAGCCGTTCCAAATCTCTTTGAACAACGGCTGTTTGTCCATCTCACACTTGTTGAGATAGCGCTTGAAGGACCGGAAGTTCGTGTACAGAATGTGCAGGATTTCGTGGACCGTGAGGGTTTCCTGCATCATCATATCGAACACGTCTTGCTCGTAATCTGTAACCGGCTGGTCGAACTCCCGCGCGGGGATATTGATTACAGGGTCGCCACTGTCCATAGTGACGCAGGCAAGCTGGCCGAACTCCAACCGTGCTTCGATGATGCCCGAAATAATACGGGCGTACTTCTGCAGGAACTGCCGGCGGGTATCGGAGGACCGAATGTTCTTGCGGTGCTGGTTCTTGATTCGTTCTCGGACTCCATCAGCATCCATGTGCTCTGGATTGAGCTTGATGCCGTTGGAACGATTGTGTCTTCCGTATGTCATTTTAATCTCTCCTCCTACTAATCTATACGCTATTACGGGTAATAAAGATACTGACTCTTTTTCAGTACTGCGCTCAAAACAGGGACTAAACGGCTGTCTTAGTTCTTTCCGAGGGTGGTCTTGATAGCCTTGTTAATCGCGTCCTTGTCCGTAGGCTCTGCAATGCCACCGAAGATGAGCGTCGTCGAAGCGTCGAGCGGGAGACGCCGCATCATCTTCGCTACCTTGATGAGTTCACGAGTCGAGATAGGCGTGTTGATTTCCTTCGGGTACATCGCCCGGAGGTTTCCTGCGAGGTCAACAAGACGCCGAGCCTCGCGCTCCGTGATGTGGTTCCCTGCCTTCTCCAGGATGTGCTGAACCTCCGCTTTCGCATCCATGTAGTCGATTTCGATGGTGTAGAATCGAGTCTGGAATGCGTCGTTGAGGTTCTTCGCACCATCATACCCCGCGTGAGCCGGGTTCATAGTTCCGACGAATCGGAACTGTTCGTGAGGCTTGATGATTTCTCCCTTCTCCCGGAGGTCGAGACGACGATTGGAACGGTCCTCAGTCAGACCGTGCAGTGCCATCGTGATTTCACCGGGCGCGGCGTTGAGTTCGTCTGCGAGGAACGTGTATCCTCGCTCGGTCGCGTACTGGAGGAAACCGGGCTTCCACTCGAATCCTCCATCCTCGGCAGGACCGTAGTGACCGACGAGCTGGTCGAAGGTAATCCCCTCGTCGAAGTTGACCGGGATAAGGGGTCGGTTAGTCTGCATACAGATGAACTTGATGAGAACACCCTTGCCGACGCCTGTCTCCCCTTCCAGGAGAACCGAGAAGTCCTCATCAGCCATCGCATCCACGGTGATTTCGACGTCCGTGTAGTTACCGATGAGACGACGCTTCAGGTACTGGTAGTCGAGGTCAGGAACGAGGGGATGACCAACATCCTCCAGAACCTCCAGACCGGGGATAGGCTCGTCGGGGCCGTGCTCTTCGACCCACTCCTCCTCCTTGATGAAGTTCTTGCCATCGTAATAGACGCCCGTGCCTCCCCCAACCTCTGTCTCCAACTCCTGCCGGGAAATGTCGTCCTCGATGTGCCCCGCGACTTCCTCAGTCGCAGTCTGCTTCGTTGCGTTTTCGGTCGTGGTGTTCTGCGTCGCCGTATCGGATTCAGTTTCTTGCTTCATGGTTTTAACGAATTTGTCTCCGAAGACATTCTCTTCGGTGTTTGCGTACTTGTACACGTACTGCTTAGCAGTTTGGTTCTGAACGCCGCATTCATCAGCCAAACTCTCCACAGCCTCACGGAAGGGGAGTTGGCCCACATCGCTCTCGCTCAGTAACTGCTGGAGCTTGGTTTGGGCTTGTTTGCTCATTTTCTCACACCCTACTCTATCTATCGCTGCTATCTATAATAAAGATACTGACTTTCTGTCTATATTCGCGCGGGCGCGTTCAAACAAACGAGGCGACATATCCGCTAAGGAATCCAACCCCGTAATACGATACCGTCGATAGAACCCATAACATAACCGTGTAAGTCAGAACTCGATTCCAACTTATCTGATACTGTCCGGGGTCCTCTGCTCTAATCATGAAGACAATCGACTCAATGAAAATGAAAACCGTGAAAACGATTGCTACTATTAATGACGCGATAACAACATCAATCATTGTTCTATTGAATCATACGCGCCCGTAGATATTACTTTACCTGTTTCTCTACAGTATGATATGGAACCAACGTCGTGACAAGTATGGCATCGGCCCATTACCACTATTCTCCTATCACTACGAAGACAACCTTTCCAATTAAGAATCTCACTCCCACAGCCACATGAGAACTCGCCGTTAAACTCAGCCCTCAAGTCATCTGGAATCTTAACTGGGTCATCCTCCGCATACTGGAAATCATTACTTGTTTTGCTCATCTCTCCTCCTTCTGGATGCGTACCTTGATTCATATATGTCCTCTGGTAGAGCAGGACGAACGCGCATGATATTATACTCCTTATGCCACTCGATAGCAGATTCTACTGCGTCTTCGAAGAACCCCTCGTGAATTTCTTCGGTGGGAATAGTAATTCTGCTATCGACTTTTCCAATCGTTCTCTTTCGTACTCTCGTACCCGGACTGATAAACGATTGAAGGTCTTCCATTGACAAGCCTACAAACATCGTATCTGTATCCTTGTTGATGGCCGTATACACGGTCTTCTCATTTTGGTATTCGCTCCTCTGCCTAATCAGTAAAGGGACGACGACAGACCATCTACTATTATTACGATATATCTTTCGGACGCCGCATATCGTTTTGTCTGTCTCGTAGGTCCCTTTGATAAGCCTGTCAGTTTCGGCTGTCATCAAATCTACCTCCAATTCAAGATAAGACCCTCCTATGTAATAAAATTACGTACTTCTACTGCGTTGCGCTAAAGAATAGGCCGTATCCTATTCAGATATGCTTTGCTACCTTACGAGCAAGGTCATCCGAATCTTCCGTATCCTGCATCGCAAGGAGCTTGAAAATGGTAAACAGCTCGTCATCGTCGAACATCGTACCCGTGTCTAATCCTCCATCGTTAACAGACTCGAAGAAGGAGATGATGTCTCCATGGGACTCCTCGATAACCCCGATGCCGTTGATGGCTTCCTCCGTCCACTCCTGCTCATCAACAATCAGGTCGAGAACTCCGTGGGACTCTACGACTTCTCCTTCCGGGTTCCGAAGGACAGGGTACTCTTCAAACGCGTTGGCGAGGTGAAAAAGCACGCGGCGCGCTTCTTCTTCGCCGTCGTACTCTTCAACCTCAACGCCAGTCGGGTAATCGAACTCAACTTCCCACGCTCCCTCGTTCTCCTCTCCATCCTCTTCCCCGTAAAGAACGGTCTTCTGCTCAAGGACAAAGTACTTGAAAATCCGATGGTCGTCGAGAACGAAGCCGAAGTTGTTGATGGTACGACTAACAGACGTCCCAGAGGTGTTAGCTCGCTTGGCGATAACATCCTGAGGCTCCTGGGGGTGGTCCTTGACAATCTTAAGAATCTCTTTGCGGTTTTCAGTGAGAGACGCATACTCTCCATCGCAGTTAGCGATGTCACGGACAACGAGATTATTATTCTCTACGTGCGCGCGCGAGGGAAGAAGAACTCGAATATCAGTCGCATTCTCCTTGCGAGACTTGATGCTCTCGAACTGAGCAAGCATCTCTTCCGCGGTACGCTCGGTCTTAACTTTGCCGGAATTCGACTTTGTCGACATTTTGTTATTGGTCGCCATCTTGTTATTGGTCGCCATCTTTATCCGCTACAGCCTATTTCACCTCGCGGCGTGACTATTCTCCTCAAATACCAATTCTGGGTAACAGGTAATAAATATACTGATTATTTGGAATTATAACGGTCTACAGGGTGAATATCGGGGTTCTCGGCATCCTTCACCTCTGAAAGAAAGGGCGAGTGTGCCTCGATGAATCCCTCAGGAGTATAGTAGATGAAACCTTCTTCTTCCATATCGGTCAGGTCAACGTCATCAATCACTACGTATACGTCTGCATCTACAACTCTCTGAACGAGCCGGAGGCGCTCCCGACGACCGGGGTTCCGGTGAAGGACTGCCTCGTGGCCGGGGATGGAATCTAAGAGTTCCTCTGTCCCCTTGAGTCTCGCCTCGGACTTTAGCCTCTGGTTGCCAGTAGCCCACACCTGATGATGAGTTTCCTCCTGAAGATACTGGACCCACTCCAATGGAATCGGGCCGGGCCACTGGCCGATGTTTACCGTCGCGTCCCTATCCCAGCAAAAGCAAATCGTCTCGTCTGTTTCGATGTTCAAATCCATTTTCTCCATGAATCTATCTACGCGCCCCTACATAATAAATGTATGTACTATGAGGTCCCAGTGTACCTTTTTACCGTGTATATCACCGTTGATGAGGTTCCTAAACCAGCGGCTCCAGCAACAACAAATGAACCTGTGATGTAGAAGGTAATACTCGTTGCCATTGCCACGGGCATCCAAATAGGAGCCATAGCAACCATTACTACTCCAATGAGCATTCCTAAGAACCGGATTAGTTTAACAACCCTCATTTGGAAGAAACGCTCAAATACGCGTCGAAGTGCTCGTCTGATAAAATTAGCCACGTCTTTTACTCAGGGGTTGCCCCGATGTGTTCCACAATCTACCCGTTATCGGACGTGATTATAAACGCACTGCTTCGATAAGTAATTTCGACAGAAATCTACGCCGGCGTCGGAGCTTCCTCCTGCTCCACGATGTCCAGGTTCCCAACTACGTCGTACCCGAACTCTTCACACGCTCGCGTATACATTTTCTCTGCTTGGTCTTCATCTTCGGCAAAGACCAGCTCTTCGTGCCAACGGCCATTATCCTCATCATCCACTACTGTGGACTTGACCTCGAACACATTGCTGTTCTCAACCGTCTTCTTCAGATGGACGTCGCTATCCTTGATAACAAGCGGCTGGTCTTCGTGCATCGAATATCGGACTAAGGTCTTTTCTCCCATTTTGAATCACTCGTTTTCTTTTGACACCGGCGTTGCCTCAACTGTGATAGAGAATTCGTATTCTCCATCCTTCACAGCTTCAGGCATCAGGTCACCGATGTATACTCCATCTTCGGCAGATAGTGTATTAAACTTTTCTCTTGACTGGCGCCACTCCGCATCAGAATCAAATTGATGACGCTGCGGTAAGGGCATAGGACAAATCAGGCCACATTCGTAGTCGCCTGTGAGAAAGCCCTGTATTTCTGTCTCTTTGATTCTCTTTTCGGACATGGTATTCTATTTCCTGTATTCAGGCTGGCGAATCCAAGAGATAATCGTAAGCTCTACCTGCTCTCCGGGCGTTACATGGGGAGCATACTTGCTCCTGAACTCCTTATCTTCCTTGTAGTTATCAAGAAATGCTTTCTTAGCCCGGCTAATGACCCCTTTCGTATCAATCTCTTTGTCCTTAGGGACAATCAGGGAGACCTCCTCTCTAAACACGTTACCGCCCGAACAGCAAACGTCCAGCTCTATATGAATATTATCTGCCGTTTCAAGCTCGACGCCGTCTTTTGATTCCAGAATTTCTCTCATTTCGTCCTCCGATTATCTATTATCCATATCCATTATAAAGCTACTCTCTTGGTAGCGAGATAGTATAGCGTGCCCCTAAAGTATTATATTGACATCATAATTTCAAGAAATGCTCTCTTACTGCCTGCTAATACTGTTTAGGAGGCTCCTAATGGCTATCTCTCAAAGGACTGATACTGCTCTTTCCAACTATACGGAGAAAGGGTTTCATAACCGTCATTATCCAAAGACTGTTCAATCGTAATATCGCTTCGTATCCAAGCCTTCGGATTTGATTTATCGTAAACGTAGAAAGAAACCGTGTCTTGATGCGTGCCACAATCGAAGTCTTCATGTGGCGGTTCTTCAGGTTGCGGAACCGAATCCCCATCACTCATTAATTAAACATAAGCAATATCGCCTATTAAAGACTTAAGAAAGAGTCGGGAAACCAGGATTTGAACCTGGAACATCGTGGTCTACAGCCACGTACCCCTTCCACGAGGGTCCTGTCCCGAGACACGGGCGCGACTCCGTTCTACCCCACCGGCGTTAACCGGCCAATATCGTAGGGGCGTCATCAGCCTGCTCCACGTAGATAGGCCCAACGCATTTCGCGCTTGGTGGACTCTTATCCTATGGAGCCTTCGAGCTTGGAACGCTCTATGGCCACGGGCAATGGACACAGAAGGATTTGAACCTTCGGCCTTCGCCATGTAAGGGCGACGTCTTACCAGACTCGACCATGCGTCCTTACTATCAATATATAGTAGTCTATATTAAATGTAGCGATTATCTCTCGTCCATGTCCGTGATTTCTTCGAACTCTGACTGCATCCCGGTGTAATGCATCCTCCAGTCTCTCGTAGGGATAAGACTAACCTCCTCTCCTTTATACTCTCCGAAGGTAGCTGTAATCCCTATCATTTTCTTGAATTGCGCTCTGGGCCACTTATCGTTTATCTCCTCCCGAGAGATAGAGCGCTCTTGCTTATACAACCAGGATGAAAAAAGGTCATCCGTCATATTCCTATATCACACGCATAGATAATAGAGTTACTGGAGAAAGGTGTCTATTTCGTAATCTTCAGCCCATGTTATTCTTGACGACGTTTGTTCTGGTTCCTCTACCCTAAGCGACTTTTCAGAACGACCCGTTTCTTCTACTGGAAGCATGTAAACTTCTTCAGTATAATCGCAATAAACAGCAAAATACTCTATATCTCCATGGTAATCGTGTCTCTCTCCATCGTGCAAATTAACATTGGAACAATCAAATATGACACATCCATTTTTGTATCTCCCAGTCTTACATTGTACCCGTTCAAAAGTTCCATCTGACTCCACAACCATATCATATCTCTCATTGTCTCCAAATGGAATAGAAACGGGGATTTCTCTTCTGAGAAATTCATGGAGTATCCTGGACTCTGTTGCGTCACCCTTTCTCTGCGGATGCATTAAAGGGCCGGGTGGGATTTGCACCCACTATCGTGAGGTTAAGGGCCTCGTGCATGTCTTCATATGCTCCCGGCCCGCGAGGGACCTTGCGCCTCCGAAATTGGTTAATCCTGCCTATTGTGAGGCTCCGGTCCCAAAGGGCCGAGTGGGAATCGAACCCACCACAACCGGGTTAAAAGCCCGGCGCATCACCTTGATTTGCTCCCGGCCCACTACGCCCACCCAAGGAGTCGAACCTCGCGCATTCTGGTCAACAGCCAGATTCCCGCACCAAGCGGGACCGGTAGGCAAAAGGGATTGGTTCAGTATCTACTTGCGATTAGCAAGAGCCCGTTTAGGTCGCTTACGGAGCTGAACCATTATACTCTATCGTTAGCGTGGCATCTAATGAATATACCGAAAATGTACGCCGTCGACAGGATTTGAACCTGTGACCCGCTTGATGCGGGTAACCCGGTCTCAAACCGGGGCTGTTACCAGACTACAGTTACGACGGCACTTCTATAAACGAGGACGAAGGTGATGTCCTCGTCTTCACAACCATTCTTAGTGTTTCAATCATTATTAGAAGGAAGCTGGAATCGAACCAGCGACCGCCGGGCGTTCCCGACCGCTCTGCCGTTTTATAGAGCCTTGGAACGCTTTTAGGTATAAACTTAGGGACCTTATTACGTCCAGTATCTCTACAGTGTACTGAGGCGTATTCCTTCGAGAGGTCATAGCATCTACGCCTCTTTTCATATAAGTGCCGTAGAGCATTTCAGTCTGTTGCGACCTCCTGGATTACCCAACGGCAGAGTTTATAATAAATATACCGACTATGACTGAGCCTTGACTGCTTCTTCCATGTTATCGAACAAGACTTCCACACCTACCTCGAAAATACGCATTCCATTTTTCTTGATTTCAAATCCAAATGGTTCTCCGTCGATTTCAGTCTTAATTCGATACAGAGTAACGCTGTCATCAACAAGCTCTTTCTCTACCTCGTTGATTTGCACGTCAATGTCTCTGTCATCTGCGGCATCTTGGATAACCTCTTCGTGGGTTCGATTTGTTCGGAGGACTCCGAAGATTTTCTCTCCGTGATTGTGACAATCGTTATTGCAACACTTGTAAACCCGGTGTCCCCAGTATGCTTCCTCTCCACAAAACGGGCAATAATATCCCATTAGAATATTTACGCCGGGGGAAGGATTTGAACCTTCTGCCCCATCTTTCAGGAGCGCTTGCTTAGCAAGCAAGCCGGGTTTGCCTAACCCAACCACGGCACGGCAACCGACGACAGAGCGCCTCTTACGCTATATTTGTTGTACCGTAGGTTATTTTACGTCGGTTGCGAGTGGGGAATCGAGGATTTGAACCTCGGTCGCGGGCACCCAAGGCCCGTATGATACCAAGCTACACCAATTCCCCGTATGGACCAGCCGAGACTTGAACTCGGTGCCTCCTGCTTGCAAAGCAGGCGTTCTACCAGGTGAACTACCGGCCCGCGCATAGCGGTGATTTAGGGGCGCTACCCCTGTACCGTGAGGCGTCGGCACAGGCTTGACGGAGTTGCACCGCCTGACCCATTTAGTATGAGCCATGTGCCTGTATTAACCATTGCGCCTGAAACGCCCAGTGCGGGATTCAAACCCACGTCGCGGCCGTGACAGGGCCACATGATAGTTCTCTACACCAACTGGGCATATACGATAAGATGGCAGAGTATATAATAAATCTACCGACTTTGACCGTCGAGAACACAAATCACATCGTACAATATCCCAGCCTCCTTCGCTTGATGGGTCCATCGAGCATGAGTATTTAGAAGTTCTCTTTGTACGTCTTCTTCGCAAATCGGACAAAAGGACGCCTCAGTCCCCATCGTTGAACGCTTTGATATTCTGAAGAGACTCAATAGTCATCCCTCCCATGTCGCTAACGAGCGGGCGCTGGACCTCAAAGCTGCACCCCTGCGGGCATCTGAAGACTCTCCAATCTCCATCGACCCTATCTTCTTCCATTTCCGTATGGCATCCTGGACAATCTGGGTCATCCTTCATACTCGCATATAACCTCTGACTCTTTATCAAATCTTTCTGGGTGCATACGAGCTACATGGCTAACTCTTAACCTTGTCATCCAGAAAGGATATTGTCTAAAGCATTCAGGGCAAATCCACGGGAAGGAACTCGTTTGCGATAGTTCCCGTTTCGTCCAACGGTTTCCATGAAGGTGTCGAAGTAATTTCTATCCAGCCACACCTCGAAATCCTTGTTGCAGGACTTGCACATGACGAGGGTTCTGTCCCCTATTTTGTGAGTAAAATAAGGACCGTGGTAAGTATTCGTAGTGCCACACTTATGACGGCAGCCTTCATTGTCGATATTTGTGAAGGTCTGCTCCATTGGCTATTCCTCGTCGTAATATCGAGTCGGAGCCTTGATGTTGATGAGAGGTTCCAGGCGCTCCTCGATTTCTGCCGAAGGAGCCATTGCCTTCTCAATGGCTTCCCAGTTCTTATAGGAGTGAGGAGCCTCGTCACGAGGAACGATAGAAGCAAACACGTCTGCTTCATATATCTCCTCATTAGCTTCTTCTTGAGTGATTTCGTTTCCTGCCCAACCACGGCTATCGACTCGGCCAGCACCGTGATTGATGGAGTTATTCCAATCTCCGTTGCCCTTGCCTCTAACAATGAGAGTGCCGTCTCTCATGTTATACGGGACGATTGCTCGCTCTCCATCGTGCGCCCTCGTAGCACCCTTGCGGATAGTCTGGTCCTCGAAGTCGATGTAATTATGGACAGATTCGATTTCTTCGACGAATCCAAGGTCATCTCCTCTGAACTCCGGTGGGAGTTCCTCTTCGTCCTTGAAGTAGCCGTCGAAGAATTCCGTGAACCACGCATCCAGGACAGACTCGGCCATGTGTCGGCGACTGAGGGACGCATAGGTCTGCGCGTAAATCATATCGGCTATGTATCCACGAGCATATTCCCCTGTGAGGTAATCGTAATCCGTGCCCTTCTTTCCATTCTCTGGGACGCATTCCTTTAACTCATCTTTATAGCGCTCGCGCTCCTCGCGGGGGATTGGCTCATAGTTAACAAAGTCCCCATGCGCTCCGAGGACCCAGTCTAAGACCTCGCTATCGGACTCTTCGTCCGGGTTGAAGTTGATGTATTCACTCGGGAACTGAGCAAGATGCTCTCGGATTTCATCTGCCTTCTGAACCACTGCAGCCTTCTCCTGCCAGTAACTACAGATAGTAGCCCCGAGGTTTCGAGAGCCAGAGTGTACGATTACCCAGAAGGGTTCTGGAAGATGGTAACCTTCTCTCTCGCCGGGGTTCTGCATCTCCCCGATTTCGATGAAGTGGTTGCCACCTCCGAGAGTACCAACAGAGTCGATGACATACTTCGATTTCTTCGTAGACCCGTAGATACGCTCCATGAGGTCGTCGAAATACTCAGGACCGTAATCGACTTCTACATCCTCGAAATCGGAATTCTCGTTGAATTCTTCAACCTTGCGTTGGCATACCTCCCACGGGAAATCCTCGTGCATGTGGAAGCTCTTATTCTCATGGACATTGCGTCCTACGGGGACTCGCTCTCGGATAGCAGAGTCGAGAATAGCACGGTGGTCCCAATCGTAGAGGTCCGCTGAACCCGGGAGACGGGCAGCGAACATGCCACATCCAATATCTACTCCGATAGTGTTAGGAACAACCTTGTCTCCAACGGGCATCGTAAATCCGACTACGCTACCCTTTCCAGGATGGCCATCTGGCATAATACGGATTTGTCCATCCTCGAAGGCTTCCTGCGCTCCCATTTCTTCTACTTGCTCGACCGTGAGGTCCTCGATGTCACCAATTTTAATCTTGATGTTCTCGGCGTTGTCAGAGTCGAGTACTATTTCGTCTGTCATTTTACCTCCATGGGCCCGGTGGGACTTGAACCCACACGCACTCCGTTATGAGCAGAGCGCTCTACCAATTGAGCTACGGGCCCGCCTCAGTTACCTATTGACTTTCTTACTTAATAACTATACCTGATTTCGGAGCCAAACGCAGACTTCGTAAGTGCGAGTATGTTTGAATCCATGGTTATATGACCAAGAGAGTAGTCCTCTCAAACCACTCGCATCCTCCCACTCTTCGCACTCAGGACATTTGGCTTCGAGTTTCATTTACAATCAGGGCAATAGTCATTAAAATTGATTGCCACTGCGTCTTCGGGGTCTGGAAATGCGTGGCGAACCCAGTCTGTATTCTTTATCGGGAGGACCTCTGTAATCTCCTGTCCTGTTATTTGACTGTAATCGAATACTCCTTCTACGTCACAATAAGGTCCATCATCAAACGTGGCGTCCAACGTCTTTGCCCCACATCCATCACAGACCACGTGTTTTGCCAGCATAATGCCCCCGGTGCGATTTGAACACACAATCTACTGGTTAGAAGCCAGTCGCCTTATCCAGGTTTGGCCACGAGGGCGCATTCTATAAGACGAAATATTATGTAATAAACTTACCTACTATCGCCCGATATAGCGAGCAGTCAGTTTGGAATTATATATGTCATCGGAATCAATATTCTCATAACGAACAACCTGTGCAATAGCCCACTCGTCGTCTCCCAAATCCAGATAAATCTGCTCAGGATGACTCGACATTCCCCATCTTTGTTCAGTTTTAACCCATAGTATCATGTCTCTTGATACACTATGACCTACGAGTTTATTAGTAGTTTTCCAAGAAACCGAGGGACCGTCAACGTTCGTAAAATACTTCACGCCGATAGACTCGACGTCTGGAATAGAGAGACGTTCCATATGCGTGTGATTGGACTTGAACCAACGACCGCGCCGTTATCAGCGGCGGACTCTACCAACTGAGCTACACACGCTCACGCCCATAGCAGGACTTGAACCTGCAATCTCTGGCTTCGAAGGCCATTGCCTTATCCAATTAGGCTATATGGGCAAACGCCGTGAGCAGGAATCGAACCTGCAACTCGTTTTACGGAGGCATCCTTTCCAGGGATGTGGGCTCTCCAATGCCCAGTCACGGCATATAGGCCGGACAGGATTTGAACCTG